CTACGCCTTCTTCACCCGCATCACGCGATAGGAATTGAACGTCCCGGCCTTGTCAGTGAAAACGGCCTCGACAGTGTTTGGTAGCGCTCCGACTTCACGAAGCTTATAAGCAAGATCGGCAAATTCCAATTTAAGCCGGTCGATCTGGCCTGCCATGACCTCCTGAATTCTAGTTTCAAGCTCCGCCTTTTGCCTCAAGAGGTCATCGAGTTCAGACATCATCTTCTCCGGTTACGATGGTGACGCGCATTTTTCTATGGCGCGCCTTGGAGACATGTCCAACGTGGATGCCTTTTAGGCTTGAAGAAGTTCTAAGGGAAAAGCCGACCGGATCATTTTGGACCAAGCCAACATGCAGTGTGATTGACATGCACGCGGGCAATGCCACTGTGTGGCTGACCGCGAATTGGAGCCTACCATGACCCCTGCTCGTTTTACCGAGTGCCTTCTGCACATTCGCTGGACGCCAATAAACCTTGCCAGTGCGCTGCAATGCGACCTTTCATGGGTGGAAGCAATGGAAGTCGGGAATGATGAAGTGCCGGCGGGCTTGGCTGCATGGCTGGAGACGCTTGCTCAGTGCCATGAGGCTGCGGGAATCCCCACGACTTACCGCGGAAAGGGACACGAGTGACTGATCCGTTCGCGCGTATACCTGAGGCCGGCATGCCATGGAGAAGATAATGATTGAGGAACCACGCTACGGCGCGCGTAAGGAGCCAGACCAGACTTGGACCATATTCGACCGGCGTACCGGCGAAACAGCTGAACGGTCCGGCCTCATCATGGCTCGCCTGAACAAGAACGTGGTTTTGGGGCTGATTCAAATCCTTGAGCAGATCGAGGATGCACCGAAGCGAATCCAATGATGACGTCGCCCGACACCGCCACAATCCTAGAGGACGCCGCCGACCGGATCGCCGATATCTCGCGAGCAGATCTTCAGATCATGTTGCGGCGCGCGGCGCTCCGACTACGCAATGCCGGTGCCATCTCGATGGACGACGATGTTGAGGAAGCGCTGCGCGACCTGGCCGGCGAGTCCGGAGTGACGCGAAACGACATGATCAGGTACATCATCCGGGAATGGATGGAGACGAACACCTATCTGCCGGTCCATAACCTCGACGAAGATGGTGATGTTGATGGAAGTGCCTGAGCTGCACTATTCCTGACGGATGAACACGAAATGGAGCATCAGCATGCCAAGCCTCGCGCAGATGACCGGTTCACTGCATATCCACAATATCCACAATTTCTATATCGCGAAGTTGAAAGCCAAGCAGGAGCAGCTTTTCGCCAGCGACCCTGAATTGGCGATGCTGCTCGACAACGTTGCTGAGGTTCTCAGCGAGCACGCGGTCACATTGGCCGATGAAATAGCCGAGCTGGAATACGAACAGTAGGCCGGCTCAGATCCTTGAGCAGATTGTGGACGCGTTGAAGCGCATCCACTGGTCACCGCCGCGCCAGCAGGGCGGCTAGTGACACCGGATCAGTCCGACGACTCACCACCGAGATTCTTGACCAACAGATTCACCAGTTTGCCAAACCAGCTGGTGTCAGACCATTCGCCTGTGAGGATAACGCGGACAAGCACAGATACAGCCAAAATGACAGCCACAACGACCACGGTGGCAAGAAGACCCGCGAAGACAAGCATGCACGTGAAGCAAATAAGGATGAGGGCCAGGAGCACGATCGTGCACAGAAGGCCAAAATTGTAACTCGCTGTTAAGCGAGCACTTTCTCGATCTCGTTGGTCCACGACTTTTTCTGCCAGGACCGGATCAACTTCGGCAAGCCTCCGGAGCTCCGAAAGGTCATTGGCATGATAATGAAATTGACCTATCGCAAAAAAACGGCCGCTGTTGCCGCGGCCGTTTCCGTCGTTCTTCTTATCGTCGGAATTACCGGCGGGAAGATTTTCCGTCATTCGCCTTTACGTCTCGCTTCTCGGATGCGGTTGTCTTCATTGGACGGCTGTCGCTGGCTTCGCCACGCTGCATAAATACGCCCGCTGCCGTACGTACAGCGTCGCGCAGCGGCGCCAATGTCATTACGTCCTCGACGCCACGCTTGAACGCATCCCGGTCTAGTCTGACAGATGACATTCGTCTCTCCATGAGATTTTTGTTTTTTTTCATACTTTGCATATAGGAATTAACCACGCAATAGTCACCGGGTTCCCACGCGATCAACTTTCGCAATTGTACGCGATGAAACTTGCGTGGGGTAATCGTCGCAGAACATGGTTAAATTTCCGTGGCGGCCGGATATGATATTTATCTCATGGCTTCTACCCGCCTGTACATAGCGATTATAGGCGACAATTTGTCATCACTTCGGCGAGGCTTTTCCGCTGGCCTTCCAATTCCTATTGCCTCCTGCACGTAACAGAAAGTGGTTGTACGCGAGATAGTCAGGCCAGCTTCGAGCGGCCGTCCAGATGAACACTCAGAACAGCCGCGTTATCCGACACCTCCCGCAGCCCCTTGTACGACGCATGCCGGAGCTTCCCGTCATGCGTCCACGCCCGATACTCGATCTCAGCAACAAGCTTCGGATCGACGAACACCGCATTCCGCTTCCTGCCGGTATCGACGGCGGGCTTGCCAATGATCAGCTTGTCCATCTGCTTGCGGATCGTCTCGGCGGGCTTCTTTTTTTGATCCACAGCGAACAATCAGGGCCATATCCGAACCGGCACGCTTTGCTGCACCATCTCTCAATGAAATTGGACGGCCGCCACCTCACCGGCCCGTCACCCACGCCATTGCCGCCGTGCCGAACTTTGTGAGAATGAAGGTAAGCGCCGACGCCCCTATTCCGACGATCCCCAGCGCTCCCAGCCCCATCAGCTTCCACCGGCGGACGTCGTCGGTCACCGGCCGCATTTCCGAGATATCCTCCTGCACTGCGGCAACGGTCCCTTCGACCTTGCCGACCCGGTCGACCAGAAGGTCAAGCCGCCCGTGCATCTGTGATCGGCTGGTGTCCGATTTGATTTCTGATTGCCGGAAGGCATCCCGAAGATTGCGGACCTCTGCAAGCAGTTCGCCGAGCTGCTGATGCAGGCGCGGGTCGAAGTCGGATGTGTTCATGCCTATGCCTCTAAACTACGAATTTGGACTTTTCGGATTGCGCGATCCCGGCCACGATGCGGTCGATCATAGCTCCCCATGGATGGACGCCATCCGTGCTGATGCCAGGGCGCACCACGGAGCCGACCGGGAGGACAACAGCCGTGGAACCCTGGTAGGTGATCGTATTGCCGGAAATGCTGGCAATCGTCTGGGTGCTGAGGCGAGCGATGCCATCGGGGCCGGAATAGATATTGAGGCTCTGCTCAGGCCGGAAGATACTCGCATCCGCAACGACGATCTGGTTGTAGGTCGCGACGCCGTCGGTACCCGCCTGCTGCGTCAGTGTGGTGCTCGACAGTTCCAGCATGCCAGGCCAGACGCCCCCGCGCGATGGCGAAACCCAGGCCGAATAGGTGTCGATCGCGTCGTCGCAGCATGAAGAGGTTTTTGCCAGGATATCGTCACGCAAGCGCCATTTGCCCGAGGCGTCCGTTCCGTCGGACGGCCAGGTGTTGTTGGCCGAGAAGCTCTGATATTCCGCCCGGAGATAGAGATCACCGGCCGTTATCGTTCCTGTCGCCGGCGACGTTCCAGAGCCTGCGAAATTATAGGTGAAGGTCGTTGGTCCGGTGACGGTGATGACCACGTTGCCGTTATATTCCGTCTGCGTAGCGCCGGCGATCGAAACGGTCTGACCGGTCACCAGCCCGTTGATGCCAGAGGCAATGGTCGCCGTCACCACGGTCCCGACCGACGTGAGAGTAACGGTTCGCGCCGATGTGGTGCGCCCGAGCGGCGGGAAGGCGACAATCTTGACGCCGGAATACTCGGCACGGATGCGGGTCACCAGAGACCTGTAGTTGGTGTTGAACCACGTAGTGTAGGACGTCGAGGTGTCGTTCTGGCCCAGTTGGTTTGCAACGACGGTAAAAGGCCATTTGTTGTTGTTGAAGGCGATGATTTCCCGGATGATATCCCGTCGCCTCGTGGCGATAGAAGAGCCGGAACCGGTATATTCTCGGACAGATCCCGCTCCCGGAACGCCGACCATCAGATAAGGGATTCGACCGATACCGCCGGCCTTATCGAGCCAACGTCGGAACCAGCCGAGGTTGCCGCGGGTATCGGCGGCGGCGCTGAACTCCTGTCTCGCCTCGCCCAGACTATCGACGAAGGCGAGAGCAACGGGCCTTCCATCCCAATCGCCCTTGGCGACCATCATGTCCGGACCATAATATTGCGGCTGCGCCTGCTGCCCGTAGCTTGTATCGAGCGCTGCGGTGCTGTCCGCAAGCGGAGTGTCCTTGAAAGCGAGCAGTGTGGAAAGGTCGCTGGCGCCCCATACGCGTTCGCCCCGCTCCTTTTGGATGCGGTAGACGGGCCATATCTTCTCGCCGACGGCGGTGTGATAGAACGTCCACAGCTCGATGGCACTCTCCGGGTCGATGTCTGGAGTGGTCAGAGGATCAGTCCATATGCCGTTTGTCTGGTCGGCGACGGTCGTGGTGTTTGACGCATTGAACTGCAATTGGCGAAAAACACCGTCGATGGCGCGCATGAACATCGCATCGATCACGACAGAATTTCCGGGCGAGCCGATCGTGCCGGTGACGATTGTTTCCTGCGGCGAGTTGCCGCCTTCCGTCGAGGCGAAGCCCGAAAGGTGAAAGCGGAAGGTCCGCGTCTTATACTGCGGCGTGTTGACGACGATTTTGCTGCACACATAATTCGTGCCACTCGCTGCCGTCAGCGTGGCAGAACCAGACGGCATGCGGTTGCGGGTCGCAAAGAACATGTAGCGGTCGGGGTCGACAGGGCCACCGCCGCCGCTCGGTACCGTGTCCATGCTCGACCAGTTTGTCGCGCCGGCAGATGCGGCATAGGCCGCCATGGCGCCGTTGATCTCGGTATAGCTTGTGCCGAGCGCAGCATTGATCCAGGCGAGCAGCCGCCCATTGAAGCCGCCATCGGCTGGAATACCGGCTTGATCAAAAAGCGCGGACCAATCGCCCTCATAGTTTAGTGCTGTGCCCGTATAGCCGCGGACCGCCGCCTGTCGATCGCCCTGTGCGCTCGTCATCGTTTCTTGCCTCGTATTTCAGTGGTGGATTGGCCGGCCGCTTACTTCCGGCAGGCAGCGTCCTGACGGCACTGTTGGTTGTTCGACGCGATGGCAGGGCCGGCAGTCGGGTCCTGCGAGGCCATGAAGGCCGCGTTGGGATCAGAAAAGCGCGTAAACTGATAGCCGCTACCGTTGACCGCATTCGTCTGCTGGCAGCCCGCTGTCACGCATGAACACGCGACAACGCTCGAAAGCAGGAAGGTTCCGGAAATTCGCATTGTTCTTCTCCAAGGTGGTGATACGGTCGAGCGCTTCCTTGGCCGCCTTGATCTGCTGTACCTGCCGCTCCTCGCTGGCGCCGATCCATTTGACCGGGTAGAAAGCAGCGGCGGCGCCGAGGACGAGCCCCAGCGCCAAGACGGCCGGGAACTTCAGACTGTCGGGGATGAGCTCGGTGATGAAGTCCATCAGTTCTTCACCCTATCCCAGACATACAGGCCGATGCCTGCGAGGCACGCCAGAACGATGACGCCGGCAAGTGCGTAGGCCAGCGGTCCATCATGCGGAACGAACTGGAGCGCTCCAGTAGACGATACCGCAGTGATCGTGCTGACCACCTTGCCGTTGATGAGCGGAGCGCGCTGCGGGAGCGCTGGCGTGCCGCTGGATTGGATATAGCCGCCCTTGGCCCACAGCCCTGCCTCTGCCGCCCGGCGGTTCACCAAGCCGTTGCTGACGACCTTCTTGCCTTCGATCGTCGTCTTGTTCCACTTCGCCAGTTCGCCAGGCACAGCGGCGTAATCACCGGCGTTCAGCTTCTTCAGCAGCGTCGATGATTTGAAAGCCCCGACACCGGCATTGAAGGCGAACATGACGAGGGCGCCGAACTGGTTATCGGTCAGATCGACCTTCACCAAGGATGCGACGGCGCGCTCGCACGGATCGAGGTCGTTCCGCAGCCATGCAAGCGCCTGAGCTTCGGTGACGTCAGGTGCGCCGGGATAGACGTCCGGGCCGGTGTGGCCATAGCCCTGTGTTGCCGTACCTCGGATCTTCATTCCCGGGCGCAGGCGTGTCTTCCTCAGGCCTGGCTTCGGATCGGCGTCGTCATAGACAAATGGAATGAAGAACTCCCACTGCTTGAGCGCAGTTTCGGTCGTGGCGTTGACTTGTCGCGCCATTGGATATGCTCCAAATTGTGAGGAATGATTGAGACGTCGACGGTATCGACTCTCGAAATCGTTGGAGTCATGATGCCCCCATAACGGGAGGGTTATCATGGCTTACAATCTTTTCATTGCGTATGATTTGCTGCCGCCAGGGCAGAACTATGAAGCCGTGTCGAAGGCGATCATGGGTTTAGGCAAATACTACAAGTTCCAGTATTCACTCTGGTACGTGCACACCGAGCACGCTCCCGAGCAAGCGTTTGCCATCGTCACCGCCGCGATGGACGCTTGGGATAAGCTTGCCGTTATCAACGCTCAAAGCGGAGTTGTTACCAACTGGGATCACCCTCCCGTCGATACGATAAACTCCATTTGGCATGCGCCATAGAGATCCGGAAATCTCACCCACGAGCGTGTAGTGGTCACCGCCGTCTCCGATTGCATTGGTCATGTCTTTCTCCTTGGGGGGTAAAGGCCGGTGGAATTTGCGATTTACCGTTTCTTCGGGCCGATCTGGAATGCGTAATGATGGTTCCGGCCGTCGTAGGACTTGTTCACCCAGCCGAACCAGAGCTTGAGATAGAAGCCGCCGATGAGTGGTTGGTCACGCTTCCAGCAGAAGAAGCGGACACCTTTGGCCGTCTCCATGACGTACCACTGATTTTTAGGGGTATCGGTGATGACCTGGCGGACGATGACGCTGCCATCCGCCGGCATGCCGAGGAGTTCGGATTGCCAGCCGTGGGCCGGGTTTCGGCAGATCCAACACGCCCTTTGCCACCAGAGCCGCCAGCCGCTCAAGTCGGCCTTATAGCCTTTGACGCCCTGAGCAACGCCGCCGTCGAGATCAGCGTCGAGCGTTGAAAACCACTGCAGCGCGCCAGGCAGCCGGGGGCCCGTCAACAGCGATATTGCGGCCAACATCGGTGACAGCAGATAGGCCAGGGCCACGAAGAAGAGATTGGCCGGGAGATAGATGAGATAGCGGGCGACGGGCTTGATCACAGCCGAGCCGCCGTTTCGAAGAATGCATCGATCTGCTCTTCCGTGAACCCCATGGCGGCAAACCCGGCCGCCATCATAGGCTCCGTCCGAACGAAGGTTCCGGAATATTCGTATGCGATCTGCACAGCCTTCGACTGTGTGGCAATCCAGGCGTCGACCTGATCGAGAAGGCCGGCCGACAAAAGCTGAAGCTTGAATTGCCTCGCCGAAACGCTTGTAACCGGCGGCGGTGTCGGTGGCGGGGGCACGTAATCAGCAACCTCACCAGCAACCCATTTTCGCAGCCCGTTATTGTCAATGAATTCGTGCCACTGCTCATCCGTGATCTGGATTGCTTCAGTCGGAATGTCGTCGCCGTGCACGTCCGGCGAATAGAACGCGGTCGGCAGCCCGTTTCCGTCAAAGATTGCATACTTCATGATCAATACCCCACAGCGATCCAATAGTAATTCTGAGAGGCGACGCCAACGGATCCGCCGTTGTTAGCGAAACGCGGACGAATATTCAGTCCGGACAGCGAGGCAACATCGCAGGAATAAGGGAGGGAGTTGCCGCCGGGGATCGCGCCGCTCTGCGCTACAACAAGGCCAGCTCTGAACGCGGTCGGGAACGCAATAGGCATTGTCACTGTGTGGTCGTTCCCCGGATTCGTTCCCAAACCATACTGGACGATATGGCCGTCTGGGAGTTTGAAATAGCCGGCGGTGCCCTTGCTGAACGTTGCCCCGAGCGAGGCCCATGTCTGCGTTCGCAAGATTGTGAAGAAATTGGTTCCATCGCAAACAATCTCAGCCGTCGTCCCATCCGGAACGACGAGGGTTGCCAGGCCATTGATTAGCTCGGAACCGTTCGGGTCAATGGTGATCGCACCGCCATCGGCAACGACGGTCACCGGCCATCCCGCCCCCAACGTCGCCGCGGCTGTAAGCGAAAGAGTGGCAGCGGCGGTGAACCGAAGGACGGTCCCTGCATCAGCGGCAACCGCAGTATAGTTGGCGTTCTTGGTAGCATATTTGACACCGCCGCTGACTGCACCGGTGACAGCGAGGCCGGCCGCGGACCAGTTCGCTATTTCCACGCCACTAGCGATCAGCGCGCCAACTCCGGCCGCCTTGAGATAGATACCAGTCGACGGATTTGAGGCGAACCCTACGCCCGGCGCTGCAGCGGAGCCGTCAGCCGCCTTGATTGGCGCTACCATCGGCGCCGAGCCATCACGCGGCAGCGAGTTGGTGATTTCGTTGCCAAGGTCGGTGGTCAGCGCATTCCACGGCACCGGGTCGATAAGTTGACCGACAGAGGGTGTCGTGCCGGCGGGCTTGGAATAAACGCCGGTTGAAGGGTTTCTGGGCATTCACCTTCTCCAAGAAGAGAAGGCCTCGCGAATTGCGAGGCCCTCAATGGTGTAGTATTGGTTGCGTCATGCAGATCGATCACGACCCAAATGAACCGAAGCTCGACCGCGGACCTGGGCCGTGGAAGTCGACATTCGCCGTAGTGCTCGGCGTTTTCTTACTGAACCTGTTCACCCGTCAAATAGACTGGGTCTCGCTTGCACTTGGTGCCGGGGTCGGCGGCTGCATCGTAGCCTGGGCGATCGAGATCACCGGCAATAAGATTCCAGATTCATGGCGCGGTAAGTCTCGGAACTCCGGCCGCTCCTGATTCCACAAGCGCCGACACGAGCCGCGCCCTTAGCTGATCGTTTCGCGATAGCTGCTGTGTCCCCGCCCGCAACACGTCCAGCGCGACATCTGGATTCGTCTCCATCAGCACACGAGATAGTCGCTCCACGACGGACGGCGGCTGCCCGGTCATGGTTCCGAGGACCTTCGAAAGACTTGTCGTAATCGCGCCGACCGGGTCGCCGCGCACCAGGCGCCCGATCACCGCCGGGTCGAACTGATTCATGTCCGCGGCATCTGCAAGGTTGTCGGCCGTCTTCGAATTGCCTAGCGCTGCGTTTGCTGTCCGGAACATCGTCTGCTCGCGGGCGATGCGGTCTGCAAGCTGCCCTCCGCGCTCCGGCGCCGCGAATGCTGGGAGTTCGGCTTCGAATTTCGGCGTCTGTAGCATCCGCGCCTTGTTTGTGGTGGGCGAAGAAGACGCACCCTCCAGGCGGGCGATCAGCGGGTCGATATAGCCGGCGCGGAAATCCACCTGTTCGCCGGGCGGCATCGCTTCGAACTCCGGAATCGTGTCCTGGGCCCTGCGGGAAATGCGGCTTGCTGCGCTTCCCGCGTCAACGGCCTCGATCCGGCGTGAGGCGCGGGCAAATGCGTCCCGGGCACCTACATATCCCTCGGAAGCATCGGCGAGCGCTTGATCGACCAACCCCTGAACGCGCGACAGGTAATGCGCACGATTGCCGGCACCCTGTCCTTCTGCTCGTTGGATCATGTCGTCCAGGTCCAACTTTGCCCTGAACAAGGTGTCGAAATCGGTCACTTGGGAATTGCCATCCGACAGCATGGAACGAACCCGCGTCAAAGCGCCTTCGATCGAGTCGCTTGCAATTCGATCGCGGGGGTTGACCACCTGGTTGACGCCCGGGCTGATCGTCCTGTCGATCTCTTCCAAGACCGGCGTGACGTTTACGGGGCCGGCATTTGCGCGCGCGGCTGGGTAGAGTTCGTTTGCCTCCGCAGTGCGCTGCGCCGTGCGGTCGGCAATTCGGCGCCCGGCTGTATCAAAGGTGTCAAACCCTTCAGCGAGATTATTCGCCAGCCGCTCGCCCTGTCCTGCCTGTCGCGCCATCAAAGCTTCAGCAAGCGCCTGCCGGTTATCATGCGGCACACGCGTAGCCGTCGACATCAGGCGCTCGCCGGTATAGCCCATGGCGTCAGCGACATTGAACATGTCCTGGCCATCAGCCGCTGCAGCGCGCATGTTATTGGCGATACTCTCCGGAGTTTGGCCGGCGCGGCGCAGCGCCGTGGCGAGCGCTTCCCGCACATAACCATTCGGTGCAAACGGCGCTATCAACGGCGCAGCAGCGGATTTGACGACTTGTGAGACGCCGGCAACAGCAGCCGGGGCGACGGCTCCGATACCGAGACCCAAGCCGCCGCCAACGCCCGCATTGACCAACCTGTTTGCAAAACCGTCTTCACCACTGCCGAATCCTGAGATGGTGCCGAGGATCGCGCCCTCCTTTGCAGAGGCTGCTGTCACTTTCCCAAGCCCTGCCCCACTCTTAATCGCGTTGGCAGTTGGAGAAAGTCCAGCCTTGGCGAGGCGGCTGGCGCCCCACAACGCGCCCGTCACCTTGCCAGCAATGTTCGCCGCTGGAAAATCGTCATAGGCCTTGTCCTGCTCGCCGCGCGTGTCCACCAAGGCTTGATCGTAGGTCTTCGCATCGCGCCACGGCAAGATATGTGAGCCGGCATAGTCAATACCTGCACCGATCTCATCGGCATAGCCCATCCCGACCATATCGACGATGCCTTGACCGAACGAGTTGATGTTGCCTGTCACCTTCTCAAACGTCGATTTCTCGGGCTGTGGCGGCGCGCTCAGCGGATGTGATGCCGTTGGTGCTGCTGGCTGTTCGCCCTGGAGTTGGCGCACGGCGGCGCGCACAGCCTCATCGTTCGGAGCGTCGATATCGAAGCTCTCACCATTCACCTTGACAGTGTATGTGGGCATTTACTGTTTCCTTCGAATGGTGACGCCCGGGATATCAGTCGGGACAACCGCCGGGTCGCCAGGCGCCGATGGCGACGCCATCTTTGCCCGCTCCTTCATCTTGGCAACGCCCTGCTCGACAGCATCACGGAAGTCTTTCAGCGCAGCTCGGAAATGGGGCTCATCAAGCGACCGATCCATTCGCGCCATGGCATCCTGAGCCTTGCCGCCCTCAACTTCGGTAATCTGGCCGCCGCCTTTGAGAAGCCCATAAGCTTGCAGGAATGCGCCACCCTGAAGCTGCTTGAGGCGTGTTAGCGCGTCGCGCCCGTCCGCACCCATAGTCCAGGAAGGCCGGAACTGATCTACCGAACCGACAATCGAATCCAGCCCCTTGCTGGTGAGCAGCTGGTCGATGTTCTTGATCGTTTGGTCGGCCTGCATCAAATCAGCGGGGAGCGAGGAGACGGCTTCCCCAGCAGCTTTGCCTTCAGTGCTGCCCTGCGCGGTGTCTTTCGCCGCCTCGTAGTTTTGTTTAGTGGTCCGTTTCACTTCCTGACCACCGGGGCCGACTGTGATCAACTCCGTTCCTGTGTCGACGGTGCGCGTCGTCGGCGCCGCCGTTGATCCCGGTCCGAAATCAAGATCCTTGCCGCCGCCCTTGTCGCTCAACTGGCGATATCGCAGGTTCCCATCCTTGTCATAGTAAGGAACGGTCGCGCCGTAATATTTCTCTCCGCCGGCGCCTCCAGGAGCTTGCCTGAATTCACCGGTGCCCTTGTTGTAGAGCGTTCCATCGCTGAGACGCTCCCACTGGCCATTGCTGAAATCGGCGATAACCTTGCCGTCAGCGCCTACGAGACGACCGTTCACCTCTGTCGGCTTTGGCGTGCTCTGATAGATCGGCTGTACGGTCCCGGTGCGCGGGTCGCTGCGGAGCACTGTCCCATCCGGCAGTGTCTCAAACCCATACTCAGGCGGCTTCGTCAGGATCTGCAATTGCTGAGCGGCCATCGCCTTCACCTGGGGCGATGCGTTCGGATTCGTGATGGCCTGCACCAGCGCTTGAACGCGCGGGTTCGCCATCGGGTTCTGTGCCTGCTGGGGTGCATTGTCCAGCGCCTGAGCGAGACGTGCCTGTCCCGAGTGCTGCGCCTGTGCGATCCGCTGAGGGGATGCGGGTTGACCGCCGCCAGTTGGTGCCGGAGGGAAATAGCCCTGCCCCGGAACATCGCCGCCCATGCCAACGCCTGAACGGTCTTCGCCCAGAGAGGGCACGCTGGCAACGTTCGGCGCTGGTCCGACCGCGGACGCGGGCAAAGGCGACAATGCAGCCTGTGGGACTCCCTGTGGCGGCATGACCTGTGCCGGATCGGAGGCGCGCATCTGTCCCGCTGCACCGGGCATCGGAATGCCGATCGATGGGTCAAGGCTTGCAACTTCGCTGGGAGCGGATGCGGTAGGCACTGGAGGAACATCCGGGCGGCCGGCCGTTGTTACCATCGGGTCGACATAACGGGGCGTCGGCGCCGCAGGCTGAGCATTCACCGGCGGCTGGAGCGGAGGCGCAGGAGCTGCGCTTGCGACTTGACCGCCAGTGGGTGCCATAGCGCCGGATTGAAGGTCGGCCACGATTTGCGCCATTTCGGCATCGGGAACGTTCTTGAACCCCTGCCATTCCGCCCGCAGCGCCTGGATCTTCCCCGGCAGTGTGTCGGCCGATGCGATGCGCTGGCGGGCGAGATAGGATGCGACCCGATCTTGAGTGGCTTGGTCATACGGCGCATTCGGATCAAGGCCCAGGGCACCAACTGCGTTCCGCAACGTCGTGCCGACTGTCTGATATTTCCCGACTGGAGTTGCTACACGACCAACCTTGTCCTTGACATACTGGGCATACGGTCCGCTCGGGTCGGTGAAGGCCAACACGTCCCTGATCGGCATCTGCGAGATAGCCGTGCCTGCAAAGGGGCCATTCTTTTGAGCGTGGCCGAACAGGGTATCGTAATCTCCTGCCCCCTCCGTCTTGTCGACGGCAGCCAGGAACGAGCTCGGCAGACCGCCGCCTGTCGAGGCCATGGCGACATTGCCGGCCGCATCCACCTTTGGCATGGACGAGCCGGTGGCGCCTGGAGTGGACGGCTTGTTGCCGCCACCGAATATCGACGACAGGAGCCCGGCCGGCTTTTCAGGCGGAGTATAGGGTTGGCCGGTGATGGCAGAGATCACCTGAGCGTCGGCGGCGCGCTGATCCTCGCCCTGCTGCCTGATCGCCAATCCACCCATGAGGGCTTGTGCCATCCGGGCGGCACCTTCCCACGGGGATTTGATGGGGCTAGTGTCGGTGCCCTGCTGAAGCATTGCCGCGGCGAGCCGCTTGCGCGCGTCGGTGACGTCTGCCTGGGACTGGCCGGTGTCCCCGCCGAAGATGAAGCCCATCACAGCACTCCCGCGTAGTTGACCATTTTGAACCCGCCTGGACCTTCGGCAACGGCATCAGGAGCAATCGCCTCGACGTCATCGGCCATGAAGCCGACGTGCCGGTCATCGCCCCAGACATATTTGTAATCGTAGATGGGGAGGCCAGAACTCGTGACGCCGATCTGATGGACGTCGCGCTTCAGCCGTCGATCGGACATCGCCCAGCCGCCAAGCAGCGATGAGCCCAGTCCGAACAGACCGCCCATCGCTGCGTTAGACTTGGCCACCTGCTGGTTATAGGCGCCCATCTGCTGATTGTAGTTCTCATTGATGAGCCCAGCTTGGTCGACCGTGGGAAGCTGCGTCGTTGGCGAATTCACATAGTTCGGCTGGTTGACCTGCGATCCCGACATCAGCGCCGAAATCTCGTTCAGCGGCTGGTTGCGCTCAGTGAGGATCGAATTCTGAGCGTTGGAATACATATCGCCGAGGTATTGATCCGACGCCGCCTGTTTGCGCGTGCTGAAGTCCCGCATGGCGTTATTGTAGGCCGCAGAACCCATCGAAATGCCTTTATCGGCCAGGCTCTGATCAAGGCTTGCTTGATCCCTGTCCCATTGGTTGTTGAAGCCGCCCTGCCAATGGTCGTTGACGTATTTGTCAACGTTCCCCGAACTGAGATCGACGTTGGTGCCGAGGATGCCGGAGACTTTGGCCGTCTGCTGGTTGGCGAGCTTCGCCAGCCCGAGCTGGGTTTGCTGTGACTGGTCATAGATCGCCTGGTTCTGCGGGGAATACGACTGATAAGCGGAATAGGTGGGCAGCTGATAGGTCTTGCCGTTCTGGTCGGTCATCGTCTGGTAGCCGCTGACCTTGTATTCCAGCGAGCCGTCGGGCGTGTACTGGTTGGTGTGGCTCAGACCAGCGTTCGCGATTGCCGTATCAACATTGGTCGCGGTCTGTGCCGCTGCCGTCTGCGTCGGATCGGGCGCTTTCGGCGCCTTAGGCGTGGAGACCATAGGGGAAGTCCTCTTTCAAAATTCCGTAGAGCAGCGCATCGCAATCGCCGAAGTAAGCCGTCTGGCGCCCTTCCAGACGCGCGCCGAGCCTGTCGAGCGCCTTCTGAGCCAGCAGGTTGTCCGCACGAGTCCTGAACGTCGCTCGTCGGCACCCAAGTTGCTGGACGACATACTGGAAAGCCGCCCGCATCAGCGTGACGGAAAGCCGATCAGCCGCGAGCGAAACCTCGACGTCGTGCTCGGTCCAGACGTTGAACACATAGCCCGCAATGATCCTGCCGCCCTGGACCTGAGCAATGGCGGTGAATGGCGGATGGAATGTCACCCCGATCTTGGCCCCGACCCATGCCGCGATATCCTCGCGGGGCTCGGTGACGATCAAATCGGAGCGCCTTTTTCGTAGAGGACAGACCCACCGATAACCGCCGCTTCAGACACGGACCCGGACGCGCCGGAGATCAGAGCCCGGATTGTCGGCGCCAGCGCTGAACCGGCGCCGCCGGCGGAAGCAAACTTCCGTACAAACGAGGTTCCCGGGAATTTCGACACTCCCCAAATGGCGGTGCCCCACTTCGCCGCGGCGTTGTTCTCGACCGATGACAGGAGCGCGGTCGGGATCTTCGTCTGATAGTCCACCGAAATCCCGGCATACATCATGGTCGAGACGCCGATCTGTCCCGTGACGCCGATCAGCTTCGAAAACTTGGTTGCCATGTCCTCGCCGTACCGGTTCCAAGCCCCGACCATGAGAGCATCGATCGCAGCGCCGTTGTCATTGGCCCCGACTTCCGCTTCGTAAACAGTGCCATCAGCAGCACCGAAGAACAGCCGGTCCCGCCAGGTTCCCCAGCAGGAGGCAGCAAGCCCAACGAAACGGCACCATGCGCCTGTCTCGGTATTCATGACGAACTGATACGGCCCGAGCGACGACGGCAGATTGACGATTGCCATCTGACGAGATGGGAAGCTCGCGAGCTGCCATTCGTCCGAGGTGGTGCCGGCAGTCGCCACGGTCTCGCGCCAGGTCGGGCCGATCTTCGCCGTGATGGCCCCAAGGCTCGTTGCGCCGCGGTCGAGCTGCACGGCCTTGGTGATCGGCACGATGCCGTCAGTGGTCATGATGGCGAGATCGGCACCGACGGACAGGAAGCATCGATCGGTTCCGAGCGGCCGCCCGAGCTTGAACGTGCCGAGCAATCCCCAGTTCGACGAACTGGACGGGTCGGAGCCCTGATATACGATGATCTCGCCCTCAGACGACATGAGAACAAGGCACTGCTGCAGGCCGGTGGAAACCGGGATCGTCCAGACCCCTATGGCAACCAGCGTGCCGCCGTATTTCATGTTCCCGCCGACTGGTAGGACCGTGGCTGTGCCGCTGACAGCATCCGTCGCGAGATACCAGACGTTCGTCGAGTTCTTTTCGATGAACCAGAGGCGAGACCGGTAGGCCGTGAGGGCGATCAAGAGTGACGAGTCCGAAATGCCGGTGATCATCGTCGATGAGACATAAGGTGTTGCGGTGGCGCCGGTTTCCAACTGCGCGTTCGTCACGGAACCCGCCACCGTGAGAGTGAGCGTTCCCGCGGCCGGGGTGAACGTCAGCGTGACGCGGTTGCCAACGCCTGTGCCGTTCAAGACTCCTGCAAACGCCCCCGAGAGGGTGACGGAGCCCGTTCCGAAGAAGCTCAAGGTATATTGGACCGCCTTCACAGCAACGTTCTGCGTGGCAAGCGTGGCAGTCCCGACCAGCATGTTGTTGGTCCATGTCGTGCCGTTGTACAGCAGCGGCAGATCGAGCCCGTTGACGAGGCGCAGATACTCCTGCCCCGCCGGGTTGGTGTATTGCTGCACAGACCAGTGGGCGCTGGAGAGACCGGACACGACGGCGGCGCCGACCGCACCGCCAGCCGTCACGTCGAATATCTTGCTGCCGGCAGCGGCAAAGAGCCGGTTGCTCACCCCGACATACGGGATAACCGTCTCGACCTCTGCCCCGAGCCCGGTTGCGAAAGCGTTCGATCCATAGCGCGCACGAATGCGGTTTGCTTCCGGGAAGAAGTTGTCGAGTAGGAACGCCGCGTCCTTCGGCATGTCCGCCATCTCGACATCGGTTCGCCAGCCACCAATAGGCGCGATCCAATCCTTGCTGGGTGAGACGCGAGCGGTGCGCGGCGTGACGCGGGCGGGCTGTCTCGTCATGGGCCAGGCACCACAATCGTTCCGGGCCAGTAGTTATCCGGAACCTGTCCGCGGTTCGGAAGAGAGATATCCATCGGCGCTGCGGCACGGTCGGCACCGATCGCCGACTCCTTGACCCTCTCGAAGTTTTCGAGCTCCTCGGCGTAGTCGAGACCCTTGGCGCGTTTCCAGCGCCAGATCAGCGAAAGCTCGAGAAGGTCTTCCGGGAAGCGGGAGGTGTCGGTGTCGTTGGCCCACGTTTCGGCATAGGTCGTGCCGCCTGTAAGCGCGATCCAGTTTTTCGAGACGTATTCGTAGCGGATCGTTTCGCTGATATCGTTTGGATAGAATGCCAGCTTGCCGCCAAGCATGCGCCATATCTGCGGAACCGGGTTGGAGTTCAGGATGGTGAGGCGTTCCCACGTCTGCGGCTCTACCGGCCCGTTAAGCTGCCATAGCCGGGAGACGTTCCAGATCTTCGAATTCTTGACATAGCGCGCCCAATCAGCGGGCGGCTCGGCCGGCTCCGGTATTGTTCCGGTTGCTGTGAAATCACGGCGCACCACAAGCGCAGACCAGTCATGGTCTTTCAGCAGATCCTTGCCGGCGCGATATGACAGGACGCGAAGCTGGCCGATTTGAGGGTCAGCCGAAGACATGACAGCCGTCGGTTGGTCAAGATCGATCTCCGCGCATACGTTCTGGATAATAGTCAGCAGCGACATGCGCGGATCTCCGATTAGGCGGCTTCGCGGCCGCGGCCCTTGCCGCCGCCCTGGCGTTCAGTTTCAAGCGCTTCGAAGCGGTTCGCCATCTCCTTCATCTGCTCCTGCAGACGGGTGACCTCACCCTTCAGGCGTTCGTTTTCGGCGGCGAACGCAGATGCGGCGCTGGAGTTCTCAGCGGTCGCCAGATAGCCGCGGGCCGCGGCGGTGAGTTTGTTCGCACCCATGCCGAGCTTCTGCTTTGCCGTATCGGAAAGCGCTGCGAGCTGCTCGACGGTGTAAATGTTGATCGCCTCCAGCTCTTTGATCTGGCTGGGCTTGAGATAGGGCCATTGCGCCAGCGGCGTGCCGGTCAGCTGCTCGCGGGCGGCCGCGCCTTCCTTGAAGCGCTTGTAGGCCTCAGAAAAGCGGAGTTTGTCGTTCTCAGTCACCTCGCGATAGACTTCGGTGTGTTTGTCGCCGGCGATGAAGATGCGGACGAATTCCTTATCGGCGAAGATCGGACGCCCTTCCTTCTCCGTCAAAAAGGTCTGCTCGACCGGTTCGAGGCTGAAGGAGGCGTAAATACCAGTGTTGTTATCGGCCATGGTGATTGTCTCGCTGTTGATGGCGGGGAAAAAGGAAACGGGCGCCGAAGCGCCCGCCACTGATCGGTGGTTTAGTTCACTTTCGACAGGTACGGACGCATCAGCGTAGCTTCGAGCACGCCCGTTGCCGTGACCGTGATGCCGGTGCCATTGGCGGTGGCATTGGCGGACATGGTGATGCTCTGGACCACGCCGCTCGGGGTGTAGTTGATGCTGCTGATGGTCGTGGAACCCGGAATGCCGGTTCCCGAGATGGATGCGCCGATGAACGGCCCACCTTCCGGGGTGACGCTTCCGAGAGCGGACAGCACAGCGGAACCGTTGACGGTTGTCGCTGTGAACGTCTGGTTGGCCGCAGTGAAATTGACGCCCTGGATCGCCTTGCTCGATGCCGTCGGCGATGCCGGGGCCGTTGCAAGACCTGCCGTCGCCGTGGTTTCCGCCACGACAAGAGCTGCAGTCGCAGTGGTGACGAGTGCCGGAGCTTCGCCGTTGCGCTGGATCCAGATGTAGTAAGTGCCGGCCGCAAGGCTGATGGCCTGTGCCGGTCCACCAGACTGCGTCGGGGCCTGGTTTGCCCCTGCGAAGACACCGCAGCGATTGCCGACCACGGCCGCTGCCGTGGTGAGCAGCGAGGCGGTATAGTCACGGTCCCATTGGAACCATTGACCGGGCTGGAGCGTGGTGGTCGATGCAAGAACGAGCTTGCAATAGACCCACTCGGATTCCTTGTTGCCGCCAGCGACGGAACCAAGAGCGAAGTTCGGCCCGGGAATACCGGAGCCGGAAACGATCGGGCCTTCGACGACGAACGGGTTCGCGCCAAGACGATCGGTCTGGGAAGTTGCGATGGTCATTGGAGTTGATCCTTTCTCGCCTTCAAGCGAACAACACGCCCTGCAGGAAGGCGTTGTTCATGGTGAGGTTGCCGGCGAAGCCCATGAGCTGCACGAAGGCGTCCTGGTTGGTGTTCATGCGCTCGTCGCCGATCGGCGCCATGTCGCGGTCGCGGTGCGGGCGGTAGAACAGGTACTTGGTGTTCAGGAAGAACATCTGGTTGAGAGGCGCGCCGCCACCGAAACCGCCGTCGAAGATCACGTCGGCGCCCATGTACTGGAGCGACTGGAAGCCGGCCATGCCCTTATCCGCCGAAGTGATGCGCTGGATCGCCTGCAGCGATTCCCAGTAGAGGCGGAAGAAGTTGTTGTCGGCGACGACGAGGTCAGGCGCGTCGGAGCCGCGAACGCAGGACATGTAGAGCCGGTTCATATAGCTCTGGATGTTCGTCGTCGAAGCCGCCGCACCGCCATCGGCCGAGGCAGAGAATTTCTGGTTGCGCCAGAAGCCCCAGGTGGCGCGCGAAATGCCGCCGACGGTGCCCGAGGTCGGAGAGGTCGAGATCAGCAGCTGCAGGCCGCCGATCTGCCGCCCGCCATCGGCCGTGCCGTCGGAATAGCAGTCGAGCGCGATGTTGTTCTTCAGCGTGGTTTCGGCGTTCTCGATGCGCTGCTCAAGCAGATCGAGGACCGCATCCTCGCCGGAGTTCTGCAGCTGTTCGAGACCCGACATGGAGACGGCGACCGCGGCCTGCTTGAGGTCGTATTCGGCAGCGGTGATGACGTCGGAGGGGGCCACGTTCAGAATGTCGTATCCCGAATATCTGCGATAGGTCGAGTTTTCGGCATATTGCAGTTCCTGAACGATGGTGCGGCCGCCCGAAACGGGCTTCTTGCGGCCGCGGCTGTTTAGACGATTGAGAAGACCGTTGTTCTTCGTCACGTCGTCGGCGACCGTGCCGCTGCGGTTGCGCAGCGTCGTGGTCACGATTTCAGAGAGGTTTGGGGAAACCATGGATCACTTTCCTTCTGGTCAAACGCGACCGCTGGCAGCGTGCAATGCGCTGCGGAGGGAGTCGCGGATTGAGGTTGGTTGGCCGGCGCCGGCGCCTTGGGTTGGTCCAGGTGCGGAAGAGCCGGAGATCGATCGGGAGGCGCGGCGGGCCTGATCTGCCGCTGCGGCCCTTTGGGACGTCTGGTCTTGGACTGTGTTCGCCGGCGCAACCTGGCTGATCAGTTGCTGGCGAATATCGGGACGCATCCAGCATGCGGCGTCGTAGGCGTCCTGGAGGCTCGATGCTCGCCCTGTGCTGATGAGGGCAACCATATCGTCCAAGACGGCTTCGGCGTGCTTGTTTGCTGGATCGGAAACGAAGGCATTGACCTGAGTTTCAGTGTCTCGCTTCCGGAGAATCTGTTCAACCGTTGCCTCAACGTTGACGGGCTGAGGCTGTGGTTGCTGTTGAACCTGTTGCGGCTGGCGCTGCAGGATCTGATCCTGCTGACCGGCGACAAGGGCGCGAAGATTGACGCCTGCCACCTTGGCGACGTGAATGACTGTGTTGATGGGGTCGCGGATCAACGCGTTTTCCCAATCGATCGCCTTTCGCATAACGTCGGCGTGTGTGATGCCGGCCTGCTTGACGATGGGCGTGAACTCTTCGAGCCCCTTATAGTCCTGAAGCACGCGAAAGCCGTTGTCGACCTCCTGCTCGCGCTTGGCGACGGCGGCCTGAACCTCGGGCGGCAGGCTTGCGAACTGAGCCTTTGCCTCTGCGGACCAGCCAGGCGGGACACGGTGGGCGTTTGCGGCCGGCTGCTGTTCTGCTGGCTGCGCTGCGGCAGGAGCAGCCTGTTGGGCTGCTGCAGTGGCGTTTGCTGCTGCCGGTGCATCTCCGGGCTTTGGCGCTGCTGCTGCGGCCGGCTGAGCGGCTGGAGCGGTTACGCCCTTATCCCCATCCTTCGGCGCGAAGCGTCCATGCTCGTCGCGCTGTCGGTCACTGCCAACGGATGTCGTTGCCGTTTCGGTGCTGTCGAGCGCGGCTTTGAGGCTGTCGCGGATGCTTAATGGCTTTTCGGTGGACGTGCCGAGGTCTTCGCTGCCGTTGCCGGCCTCGTTAATCAGGTCTTCCATGTGGATTGCTTCCTATTTCGGGGATTGATGCCCGTTCAGGCGTTGTATTCGGCGTAGACCCGCCGCAGTTCGTTTCGGATCGCCTTTCGATCCGTCTTCGGCTTCTCGATCGGCTGCGGCTTTTCATTGCCGATCTCGACCACGCCGGCCGCCCGGTAGGCAGAGCGCAGCTTGGCTTTCGAGGTGTAGTGCCTTCCGTCATGCATCGACTGGATATCGATGTTGTCGCTGACGAAATGCGGCGCCGGCAGATCGGACTGCGCCAGGTTGTCAGCCGGCATGCAGTTGTGCGGCCACTTGTCGAGCTGGTGCCAGCCGCCACAGATCCGGCAAAAGCGTTCTCTCATGGTTCAACCTCGTTCACTGGTAGGCTGGCGGCTGTTGCTGGAACTGCTGGAGCGCCTGCGCCGCCATGTCGCTGCGCGCCTGCTCCACCGTGGTCTGGTGCTCGATTTGCGCTTGGGCAACGCTCAGCTGGGCCTTCTTTTCCTCAGCGCCGGCCTTCACCTGCGCCGTCTTCAGATTGATCATCTGCTCGGGCGTGGGCTCTGGCGGAGGCTTTGGAGCGGTCGCTGACTGCGACAACTGCGCGCCGACCTGCTCAAGTGTGTTTTCGAGCTGACGCCCTGCCCTGAAGCCACGGGCGGCGAATAGAAGTGTTTCGACCATCACCGGGACGAGCATCGGTGTCTGCTGAGCGATAGCCCCGGCCTGCTGCATGAAGCCGCCGACCATCTGCACGAATTCCATGCGGCGCTGCTTCTCAGCATCCTCGTCGGGCTCGATCGTCGAATCCGTCTCAATGTCGATCCTGAAACCGCGCACACTGTCATTGCGGAGCAGTTGCACGACTTCATCGATCGTCGGCTGCTCCATCATCTTCTGGATTTCCGGCGGCAACTGAGGAGGCTGCGGCGGAGGCGCGGGCTGGCCCATCTGTTGCGCTCTTGCCGCCGCCTGCTGCTGCATCATCTGCTGCTGTTGCATTTGCATCTGGACCTGCTGCTTCTGCGCTGCGGTCGGAAGCTGAATGCCGCTGACGAGCATCAGCGTTTCCGGCTGGAACTGGTCGCAGATGATTTCGCCGGCGAGGTTGACGATGTCGCGGGCAAATCTTGCCAGTTCAGCCTGGCGGTCGCGGATGCGGATAGAACCCCACTGGCTCTTGATGCGCTGCGCCGTCGCCGTCTCGGATGCTTGCGTGTCGCCCCGGACGATGTCGGAGATGCCGGTGATCTGGTAGACGTCTTCGATAAGCTGCTTGCGCGCCTCTATGCAGGCAACGATGACCTTTTGCACGTCGTCGATCGGCAAGGTGACGACGGCTTTCGAGCCGCCCTTGTCAGTGAAAGCAGCCCATTCCGGGATCGGCACCATCACCGTGTCGTTTTCCGGCCGCATCGCCTTCTCGATCGCCGGCGATACCGAGCCATCACCGGACGGATAGAAGATTTTCAGCCGCAGCTGATCCGTCAGCTTGTTGATCCGCTTCGTCAGCAGATCGATTTCATCGCACTGGCCCTGGTAATAGACGTAATCCGGCACTGGAATGAGCGAGCTCGTCGACATGGTGCCGAATGCCGGACGTGGGCAAGGCCAGAAGCCCTTGAGCTTCAGCGGCGGTTCGGATACCTCAAGCGCAACCGGCGCGCCTTCCGCGATCCAGACGGTGTAGTTTTCGCTCTTGCACCAGATTTCGATGACGTTGATCTTGCCCTCGTTCTGAGCGCGTTCGGTCTGGTTTGCGCCTTGGCGGGAGCCCTGACCATCGGCGTTCAGGCTAGTCCGCCCTTCCGGGAACCGCTTGTCAAACTCCTCATCTGTCATCGGGACGCGGCGCGCCACCCAGGTGACATCTTTCCAGCGCCGCGCTGGCGAGTGCAGGAAATCCGACCAGTGCACGTAGTCGACGCACACACGTTCGTCGGTGATCTGCTCAAGAGCGGGTCCGCCATTATCGCCCATGCCGCCACTTAGAAACCCTTCATCCGCTGGCGGATCGGAAGGCTCGACGCCCATGTCGATCGGCTCGAAATCGGCCTCGTAGCGCAGCCAAACCGTGCCGCGGGCGCAGAGCAGGAAGTCGTCTCGTACTGCTCGCATGACGGAATCGAGATCGGCATCGTCCGCAGTGAAGGCAAGGTTGCGCTCCACAAGCTCGGACGCCATCCGCGCCACCGGCTGGGCATCCTTGAAGCGGCGCTCGACGACGGGCTGCGGCACCCGGGCATAGACGGCCGGCTGCAATACCGAAGTGTTCGCCCACAGCATGGGGAACTTTCGCTTGGCACTGCTATTGCTGGTGCTGTCCTGCCCGGACTGCTGCAGGTAGATCTTCTCAATCTTCGTGCAGCGATCGATCCAGGATTTGAAATAGCGCTCAGCGCGTTCAAGTTCGCCCTGCCACTTCTGTCCGACCTTCGCGAGATCCCACGGGTCGTCAGCCTCCAGCGATGCCAGCCCTGTCGTGCTATTCATCAAACGCGCTCGCTATCAAATGTCGGTGTGGAGTTGACGAAGTCGTTGAAGGTCATGCTCTGGAACGTCGGCAGCCGCTTTGGTTCTGGCTTCAATGGTTCGGCCGCCAGGCCGGTGAAGATGATAGCGAGGCCGCCGAAAGCGTCGGCGCCGTGCGAAGCCCAGTTGTGCAGCGGCTCATCTCGGAACACGCCAAGATCCTCGTCCCACTCTTTCCGGTAGTTGCGCAGGCACTTCACGCCCTGAGCACATCCGGCCTGGTCAAACTCGACTTTCGCCAAAATGCGCCGGGTACCGCTGATGCGGTCGTGAACATAGGCGCGCTCGACCTTCCGGACGGTACCGAGGTTTCGAGCCTTGACCTCCTGCAGCATGATCTCGATGCGCGTCATGCCGCCCCGCGTCCACTCTCTGACGCGGATATCGTGCGGCATGTTGTGGACGCCATAGACGTAACCGTGCTCCTCAGCGCGGCGCTCCAGCTCGTCGAGCATGCCGTCCATTCCAGTGCCGGTGTGCTCGAAGTAGCCGATCATCCGCACTCGGCTCGGGAGAACCTGAAACAGCCAGACGCTGTTGGTGTCGTCCATGCCAATGTCGGATATCGTGTGGACCGGATAGCCAGCCACATGCGGAAAGATGCCTATGCGCTCCTCGGCATCGGCCACCGCCATCTGATCCGAATAGTATGCGCCCTCAACGCTGGCTTCGAACGCTTCCGCCGGCGATGACGGATATTCCCGCTTCATGTCGCCGAGCTGTGTTTCAGCCTTTTTGACGTACCAGGCTTTCTGCCCGTCTGTCAGTTCGATGCCCTGGTCGGCCAAAGTGCGAAAGTATTTGGAAAAGGCCTCGGTGATGATGACGCCCTCAGGCGCGATCGAATACTGCGGTTCCTTCCACCACGGGAAGAAATGGAACTTGAAATCGAGCTCCGTCAGCTTCGACGACTGCCGCTGCTTCACCTGAGCGTCTTCGCAGAGGGAGTAGAAATGCCCCTCCTGCCCTTCGGCAGTGCTCTCGACAAACACCAGCTGGCCGGCCTGCACGGTATTCAGAGCGCCGGTGCGGACTTCCCTCGCCTTCTCGGGATATTTCGCGCAAAGCTTTCCGTACTCTGAGATGTGCAGGTACTGCAGCGTGCCAGACCGGAGCGAAGTGCCGACACGGATGCTCGAATTATTCCCCAGCAGCAGTTCCGTCTGGTTGTCCCTCATGATCGGGACCGCATCCCGAATGCCCTCAGGCAAATTGTCGTAAGGGTATTTCACCTTGTCCCGAAAGATGGTCTGGGCATCGCCCAGGGTGTGAGCAATGGTACCGGCGCGAATGTCTCGATTAAATACGCAGGCATCGAGCATGAAAATCTGGATGAACGTGGTCAGACCCAGCTGTCGCGCCTTCAGCAGCACATTCAGATAATGCATCTGCTCAAAGAATGTCATCTGAGCCCAGTTCATTTCGAACCGAACCCGTTTTCCTTCCTTGTCCGTGATCCAGTAGAGATTGTTCAGCCGCCAGCGCCAGTCCGAGAACTGATCAACTGCCGTTTGGAAGTCCGCGGGTTTTGCCATTGATAGCTTCCAAGAGCTGCGACACCTCGCCGGTCACGCCGTGTTCCAGCTCAACCTTGGCGCCATACTTTTTCGGCTTCAGTTTCTCGGCGATCCACTGCCGAGTAGAGATGCGGAGCTGTGAGCGTCTCAACGCCTCGCCGTTCTCAACCCATCGAGTTTCTTCGCCGAAATTCTTCTCCATCCAGTCGTTCGTACCGTCGTCGGCAATCTCGACCATCTCGTCTACGAAGCCGTCAGCCTGGATCTCGCGCGCCTGCGCATACTTGGTCCGAAAAGCGGCTTTGTCGTCATCAGCCAACCAGGCAAGGACGGTGGATTTCGCCGGCATAGCGTCATCCCGGCAGATCGAGCGGAGGCTTTCCCCGTCAGCGATACGTTCGCAGATGATAGCCGCCAGGGACTGCGTGAACTTCGTGGGTCTGCCTATCATGATCCCCTGCCTTCTGATCGGCTGGATGGGTGGTGATGAAGATGGGCTGCGATACCTTGCCGGCGCTGTGCAGCGTTGGGATATCGTTCAGTGGGATGTTCTTCGCGGAAGCCAACGAGGCCGACATGTCACATCACCTCGCGTTCGAGGCGGTTGAGCTGGCCCTGAGCATTACGGATCAGTTCCGCGGTGCGGTCGGCGTCTTGGCGAAGGCCGTGAAGAATTGATCCGGCCCTTCCCTCGCCCTGCCTCGCCTGAAGGAGGCGCCTGCGGAGCTTATCCGCAGGCGCAGTCGCTGGATAGGTCACTGCCATCCAGGGTCGCCGGCTGGGCCTCCCGTACCGTTGCCGGCTGGGCCCGTGCCGCTCGGCGGGCTTGAGTGGGTCGGCGAGTCAGCTTGGCTCGGCCCGTCTTCAGCACTGCTTGACGAGCCGCTTTTGTTCGAAAGAAGAAAGTTGTCGTTCGGCCCAATTTTTTGGGCGTTCTGTGTCCCACTCTGGCATCCCTGAAGGATGCTCGCGGCGCTTAGAAGAGCCGCCGAAATTACAAAAAAATATCGAGTCTGCCTTACTTGGATTGGCATGCGAGTGTTGTCCCCGGCTAAATCGCGCGATCCTTGAGTCAACGCGACAGAAAAAATCTGCAACCAGTTGTTGCTATTACTCGTTACCAAATGGAATCCGGGAAGTATAGGTCGAGTTTTCGCTATAGCTTGGTTGGACGTCCAAGCAATAAGGCCGGGATGTATCTTCGAGTCGATCGTTTACCACGAACCGGGGAAATGCATATCAGCGGCTGAGGGCGGCTCGACTCCAGATCGTACGCGTGCTTTACTAGAAGTATTAAAGGGATGGGGAACTCAACCGATGAAACTCGTTAGAATCGCTCTCGCAGCGACCGTATTCGCTATGTCTGCAATTAGCGCTTTCGCTCATGGTGGCGGCCTCGACAAAAGCGGTTGTCATCACGACCGGCAGAACGGTGGCTATCACTGCCACTGATTATTTCCCTACGGCAACTCCCGCTCAAGCCGGTTAAGCTGACTGTGTGCGTTGCGCAGCGTCTCGGTGGTCCGCTCCGCATCGCCACGCAGTCCGTTGAAGATCGACGATGCCGGCGCCCGTGGGTCATTACCGCTCACTGCTTGCGGGACCATGCCGCAGAGGCGGTTGACGATGTCATCGACCCGGCTGGCGAGCGCACGCGCTTCTTCGAGCGCGGCTGTGGCGGACGTAATGGCGCTTACGTCGGGCTTGCCCAACATCGTCGCGCTCTGAAAGGTCTGGCCGAAGTAAGGGGCAGGAACAGGTGCTGCTGATTCCATCATGGCGTTTCTCCGTTTGATTGAAGGCATAATGACTAACCAGCGCAATGGCCGGGTTTTAATGCGTCGACGTCGGCAGTGGTTGTGGAAAAGTCGAACAACGTGAAAAAGCGTGCGCTTTATGGTCATTATGCCCACGACAGGTTGCACCAGCGCTTCCGCGACTCACGTGTATGTGTCCTCCTCCTGATGCAACCAACAGAGGAGCCACAAATGGCATCTTACAAGTACGGTCAGTATTTGACCGAAAATAATCATGCAGAGTTTGACAGGGAATGGAGTCCCGGCTCGGTACCCCCGAACTCCGGTATCTATCGGTGTAAAAACTGCGGCGATGAGATTGCAGCGAACAAGGGCAACCCGCTGCCGCCTCAAAACCACCATCAGCACGCGAACAGCAAGCCGATAATCTGGCAACTGCTAGTGTTCGCTGTTCAATAGAACAGAGATATTCCGTGATGTGTTTGGCAGCCACATCACGGATACTGTCGCGCGCCATTCTATCGCTCGACTTAGGCGTGGAATGAGAAAACCCGCAACAGCGAACCGGGCGGGTGGTGGAGCGGCATTCCGCAACGTCGAGTTTTCTGCAACGATCTCGTTTCAACCAAGGGACCAAATCGACATGAGCGACAAGATGAGCCTGGTCCACTACTTGAGGGACGATCGTGCTGAAGCGACCATTGAGCTTCACCAGAATGGGGTGCCGCTAGGGCACATCTTTCTTCAGGCTTTCGAGCTAGAAGGGTTAATTCGCTCCATGGGTTCTGCAAGAGCCAACATGGTTGAAGAGGTACCGCGAGAGCTAGATCCTGGCACGCGCGTTGAAGCAATCATCGACCCCGCGTGGCACACGCAAGTCGTAGACAACGGCATAGCGCTATCTTTACGTCACCCGGGTCTTGGCTGGGTATCGTTTCTACTTCCCCATAATGAATCTCAGAACCTCGGTCGCTATCTGACTGAAAACTCTGAACAGCCAGAATGAAAGGAAAAAGACCGCATAAATTTGCCGCGCCCGGTCAGACCGGTGTTCGAATACTCAATCGAGAAGGGTCGATTGCCGCTTCACCGTTCGGACCGCTCCAAGAGCTGCCGGCGGCATTCGTTGCGCAGCGTCGGGAGCTAAACCGTTTCGTCTGGACGCATTTCTTCTATCGTGCGGATTGCTGCTTATCCGCGTGGACCGGCGCTCTGCGCACTGTACGTCCACCAAATCAGTGCGCAGATATTACCATCTAGTTATGCGTTTGCAAGCGGATCAGCCCAATTTCAACAACTTATCCATCGTTTTCATAACAAAAGCGCGAGATGATGGCGCCCGAAGGCTTCGGGTCAAGCCACCGGCCAACTCTGAATGCTGGGCGTTCCGGATCCTGCGGCTGGCCCTCGACGAGGCAGGCTTCTTGATCTCCACCATCTCGCGATCGACTTCCTCCTGCCGCATCCGCAAGGCCTTCTCCAGCAGGTACTTCTGGTCTTCTTCCCAGACCATGTAGCGGAGGCGGTCAATCACCTCTTGCGGGAAGCTGAACGGCTCGGGAGCGTCGCCGTAGGTCCGGCAATACTTCAGGAGTTTGCCGACACCTTCGACAGCCTCGACCGGCACGAACCGTTGTGTCGGGAGGTTGACGAATACATACCCCGTGAAGATGGGGAAGCGCCGTTCGATCAGCTTCTTATTTCGATGATGCTTCACGACGATTCGGTAGGTCGGCATGAAGGATTCGAACCCAGCGTTGGAAAGGTTGCGCTCGATAGGGCTCAGACATGGGGGCCTGTCGTCATTGACCGGCGCCGACGGTGAGCGCTGGGACCCTGGCGCTGCCTTGATCGCAAACCAAAGATCGGCCGCGGGCTTCCACTCGCCCGCCCTGCCTTCATCTTGGCGAACCTTACGGAACCGGAGTTCCTCGGCCCGCGTCACTTTCGCCAACTGATCTTCTTTGTAAGGGTTGAAGGCGCGATTGAGGGTCTGAATGTTCAAATCTTGATATCCTTCAGCTTGTCCATGATTGACCTGCGGCGTTTCTGGCCGGCGGAGCGGGCTTGCTCGCGTTGGGCCTTCGTAGGCTGGAGACCGATCGGCACCTGCTTGACGGTGAAACCCTTGCGTCGGAGTGCTCCGACCTCAATGAGGCAGGACTCCTTGTCCAGGTTTGCGAGGTGTTGATCCTTTCGACCGTTCTCGATGCGATCGATCCGCCAGTTCCTGAAGAGCTGCTCTGACAGCTGGTAGTACTCGTAGGCGACGATGACAGGCGTGGGCCGGAAGCCTTTCGTCGCCGTCTTGATCCGCTCGGCATTCACCTTGCCGAGCAGCTTCTCCATCATGCGCTGCTGCACATCTTCGGGAAGTTCGTCGACTATCACTTACCCCTCGCCTTCTCGGCTAGATACAAGGCCGGATCGATGCGTTTCACTTCAGAGGCGGCGCCGAACGTGCCGAGCTTGTAATCCCGGAACTTGCGTTCGCCGGCCGGATCGAATTTGACAGAGGCGATGTCACGCACCCAGCCAACTGCCTTGTGAGCGTCGCGTTTCATTTGCTTTTCCTGGTGAGAAGCGATCTTTTTTTCGCGCTTCACCTGCTTCCTGGATTTGCCCTTTTCGGGCTTCCCCCAGAGCACGCGCTTCCTAGATCGGCGTTGGTCCAGGCCATTGGCGTTCTGATTGTCGAGCCGATCGAGCGCCTTCCATGCCGCGGCATTTGTTTCGAACGGTCCGTCGACGAGACGGCCGCCGGCACCGGTGACCTCGTACTGGCCGTCAGCGTTCCTGGTGACATTGAGGAGTTGCGTCATGGCTTGCTCCTGAAGTGATGAGGGAAAAGCCGGTGGATCTTGCCCACGGCCGCCGCCCGTTTTTTGGCAGCGTACTTCTCAATGCGTCGATAAATTTCGGCCTCGATCTGATCGTCAGTCTGGTCGCCAATCGAGAAGAGTCGGTCACGAAGATCAATCATCTCCTCCTTCGTGGCCCCGGCAGCGATGACGTGCGTCCGAGGTTGCCGAGCCTTCAAATAGGCATGAGGATGCGTGACGGATTCGCCGATAAAGTACGTCTTCGGCTTCACGTCCATGACTTGATAGACATGAAAGATCTCCGCTGCGCTGTGGCTATCCCACCCGCCGCCGCGGTTGCGGAACATTTCTAATTGCTCCTTCATCGAACGCATATACGGCCCATAGGGCTCATCGAAGGCGAGAACCCACTGACCAGGCTTGATGTCGATGAACGCGCTCATGCCACCCTCCTCTTGAGTTGCACAAGCTCGCCAGCCTTTGGCGTGGGGGGCCAGATGGTCTCAGATGCGATCTTGCGAATGATTGCCGGCATCACGTCGATAACGTTCGGCGGGAGCTGGGATGGATGTCGAATAAATGGTGGCAACTGGGTCAAGCGGCGCTCCTTGCGTCCGAAAGAACGCCTTCGAGGTCGTATGGAGTGAAATTGCCGCCGAGCAGATTTCGCAGGCAGGCGTCTATGCGATCCGCGGGAACTCCCTTGTCTAGCAGGAAGGTCTTAGCCTCCGCAGACGACATCGGGATCGGATAAGGGGTGAACATTGTTTCTGAAGCTGGTGAGGTTTTCTCAGACCCTCTAGAGCCAGATGTTCCTTCTCCTTTTCCTAGGTCCTTCTCCTTGTCCTTCTCCTTGCTTCGAAGGGGCTTCGAAGGGGCTTCCGCATCTTCGGGCATCAACAGCTCGAATTCTTCAAGATTTCTCTCGTCGTATAGATGGAACGAAAGTCGATACCGCTGGTAAAAACCCAATGTTACCGGGCATATAGGTAGCATTGCTAATTGATCGGCCACTCCCTTTACGCGCTTGTCTTTTGGTGCAAGCTGAGGGGCTATCTGGTCTGCGGCCATCTCGTGCACCCACACGAGTTCGCGCTGGTGATCGTATGAGCAAATCTTCGACTCTATGAGGTCAATAAGCCCCTTCGAAGCCCCTTCCTGAGGGCACCCGATTTCATGCGCGATATAGGCGATCGGCACGTAGTAGAGCCCGAGCATGTTGGCATGCCCAGACGTGGTCAAGTGATAGTGGACAGCGAGCGCTTCGAGATTACCGCGAACCGCTTTCAGGTCAGCCTGCCAGACACGGGGTGGGATGGATGCGAATTTCCTCATCACGAATCCCCAATTTGGCGCTTGAGCACGTTTATGAGGGTGCGGACGTCATCATCGGTTGAGAAGAAAACGTACTGATCTTCGTCATCGAGGCCGGTCATCTCCTGTCGGATCACGATGCCGTTGCGGGTATTGCGATAGACTGCTGTTGTCGGCTGTTCATCGATGATGACGTCTGACCCTTTCCAGTCGAACCGCTCTTCCTGTTCCGATTTGGCAGATGGGAGGCCTGGAAGTTCTGATTGCGCGCCAGTCACCTGAAAGCCCCCCTGCAGATCGAGAAGTTGCCGGCGAGGAGAATCGCCCGGGCCTCCGGTACGACGGCCTCAGCATGCTGGTGATCTGTTCTTGTCGTTAATCGTTCCCCCATCAGGCGAGCCTCGCGAACGCTTGCGCGAGCTTGTGATTGCCCATCGCTTCTAGTTGTCTGCGAAATTCCGCCCGCTTTTCCGGCTTCATCATCACGTAAGAGCCGATAATGAAGGCGTCCTGCTCTCGCTTGATTTCAATGTCAGACTTGACGGGGGGAGCGGCTTGCGCGGCCACGGTTACGGCAGCAGCGCCGCCAAGGAAAGTACGGCGGTTCATCGGCAGAAGCCTCCTGCATCGTCTTGGGTGAAGGACGTATCGAGCTCATCACCATTGGGTTCGGTGTCTCCGCCGTCTTCGTCGTTCTCGTCTTCGATTTCCAGATCTGCCTGTTCGGAGCCCACCGGCATATACCAATGGGTTTGCGTGACATGCTCAGGGGCGCCAAGAGACGGCTCGTTGTCGTTGTCGGGTTCGAGGTCCGGGTCTACATCCATAAGATCGAGGAGGCCGATAAGTGCCTCTATCTGGGTTTCGATCCGGTCGCGTGATTGCAGGAGGGTGGCAGTCATCTCAACTCCTCCCGAACGGCGTTGATCTGTCTTTTCAGATCGTCCATTTTGTCCATGACGACGTCACATACAGTTGCCATGGCATTCCGCTGCCGGCTGTCATCGATGTCGCTAATCGCCATATTGATCACATCGACCATGCTTCCGACATTGCTGGCCAGATCGCAAATGTGGCCGAGTTGGAGCCTAAGAGGCCTTTGCGCGTTTACGCTTGGCGTCCCTCCGCCGTCCGTGTTATTGATGGTCTCGTTCATATCAAATCCTTCCAAGGTTGATTGGACCAGGCTCGGAGAGGTTGCCGCCTCTGCCGAGCCTTTCGCGTTCTGGGTCATGCTGCTGTGCCCATGAAGAAGGCGACGAGCTTGCCGCGCTCCGCAACCCAGCGACCGCCGACCTTTTTGGCCGGCAGCTGACCCCCGCTGAGAAGATGGAACGTTTGTCGTTCAGTGCGGCCGATGAGTTTCGCAATCTCCGATACCTCCCAGATCAAATCGAGCTTAGGCTCTTTCTCTGTTGTCATTCCCTGCGACTCCGTTAAGGTTAACGACACCATCTTAGTGTCACACCATTTTGGTGTCAAGACATGGTGTCAAAATGGTGGTATCGGCATTCCGAAGCGTTAATTGGAACCCGTTGGCATGGCTGAAAACGACGAAGTAAGAATCACACTTCGGCTCACCGAAGGACTGCGAGACGAATTAAAGGAAGCCAGCGACGCTTCTGGTCGCTCTATGAATGCAGAGATCCTTCACCGCCTTGATAGATCCCTGCAATGGGAGGAAGACGGACAAAAAGAAGCCAATGCTCTGATTGAATCGCTTCAGGCAAAACTGGACGAAGCTATCGGCGTGAATGAATATCTCGAAGCTCTAAAAGCTGATCTGATCGAACGACTAGATAGGGCGGACGAAGCCCGCCAGGATCACACTCCATCTCAAGAAGAACCAATATTCAACATGGTTTTAGACGCCAAAGGGCATCCAATCTCGTGGCCAGAGATTGCCGCGCATATCCACCGTACCGCGAAGGCTGCCGGTGTCGAGACCGTAAGCTTCCGAGTCGCTGTATTCGATGCCGACAGGCAAAGCGGTGGCGACAGGGATCGGGAGTACGCGCGGCTTATACGCTGGTATCAGGAGCAGACAAGGAAACACAAAGCTCAAACTCGTGAGGAATAGAATGAGTGTCCGCAAACGCGAGTGGACAACGCCGAAAGGCATTCCAAAGTCGGCCTGGGTAGTCGACTATACAGACTCCGCCGGCAAACGCAGGCTGAAAACATTTCAAAAAAAGAAAGCTGCCGATTCTTTTGCAGCAACGGCGTCAGTCGAAATCCGGGAGGGGGTGCATGTAGCCGAGAGCGCCAGCGTCACCATCGAGGCGGCGGGGAAGCTCTGGATCGCCAGCGCCAAAGCCTCCGGCCTTGAGCGCGCAACCATTGAGGACTACGAGCGCCACCTGAGGCTCCACATCAATCCGCTCATTGGCAAAATGAAGCTGCCCAGCCTCTCGATCGCAAAGGTGCGAGCGTTTGAGGACGACCTACGGACCGCCAATCGAACGCCCGTGATGATCAAGAAGGTCCTGGTGAGCCTGGGCACTATGATTGCCGACGCTCAAGAAAGGGGATTGGTCGCGAGGAACGTGGCGCGCGATATGAAGAGGCGTCGAGGTTCGGGCGAGAAGACGCAGGAGAAGCGACAGAAGGGCCGCCTGAAGATCGGGGTGGACATACCCACCCGCGAGGACGTCAAGGCTCTTCTGGGCGTTCCGGCGCCCCGCTGGCGCCCCATGATGCTTATAGCGATATTCTGCGGCCTGCGAGCCTCTGAACTGCGGGGCTTGAGATGGCCGGATGTAGACCTCGACAAGCGCGAGATCCATGTTCGCCAGCGTGCCGATCGGTTCAATGATATCGGCCGGCCGAAGTCGGAATCCAGCGAGCGAACTGTTCCAGCCCCGCCTATGGTCATTAATGCCTTGAGGGAATGGAAGCTCGCCTGCCCGAAGCGAAATTCCGGCAAGAAGGACGAAGCCGGCGAGCCGATCATGCTGCTTGATCTCGTATTCCCGAACGGCACTGGCAGAGTCGAACAGCTGAACAACATCCTGCGGCGCGGTCTGCACCCCGCCTGGGTCGCAGCCGGCATCGCCGTGGACAGTGGCAAAGTCGACAAGAAGGGCAACGCGATCCTCGCGCCCAAATACACGGGCATGCACGCCCTACGGCACTTTTATGCCTCGTGGTGCATCAATCGGAAGGAAGACGGCGGCCTCGGCCTGACACCGAAGATGGTCCAGGAACGCATGGGCCACTCAACCATTGCTATGACGATGGACACCTACGGACATCTGTTTCCGAAAGACAATGACGCCGACGAATTGGCGGCTGCGGAGAAGGCGTTTATGGCCTGA